CTTTCGACTCCTCACCAGGGAGTCGCCCACCGTGGTTTTCTGGCTAGCGCCACGGACGCTACGACGTTGTTAAAGTCTCTCACCGATTCGGAAACCGTCTTAGACAGCTCCATCTCGAGGAAAGACTTAAATAGCGCGTCGTACCCGTCGATCTCGGAGCGATCCTTGATCGGCTGGACGCAGTAGCCCTTGACCTCCCATCGATGGAGGGTCTTGGACCACCTCTGGATGGACACGGTGTTTCTGACACTATGCCACCCGAGAACGCTACTCGTGTCCTGAACGTGAGGCAGGCCGCCGATTAAGTTTTCGACGGTCCCCCGCACGAACCTTGAGGCCGCCCAGTACCCGGCTTTGTAAAGCTGGTTACCGAGATCGACCCAAGAAAGGAGACGACCAACTTCGCCACGTGATGTTGGCGCAAACTGACGGACATAAACGGGGGTTACCCGCTCTCCGCAGAAAGCGTCCATTCCGCATGACTCCCTGAAGCTTCCGCTCCAGAAAGACTTAGCGGCGTTGACCTTAAGACCGTAGGTCTCCAGGTCTCTGATCACGTGAGGTGTTATGTCCACGGGGACTATAAGATCATCCCCGTAGACACGAATCTGGCGGCAGGCCTTACGGACCGTCCGCCAGGTCGGATCGACACCCTTTGCCCTGTGCCACGCCCCGATGAGAATGGTGGTGAAAACCATTGACTCGATAGGGAAGCACATTGCAGAGCCCATAGACGCGAACTTCCTAAGGGACAAGATTTCGCCCGAAGGGAGTTGCGCTCGGGTAGAACGGACTGACAGAACTGCCTCGCGAAAAGAATCGCAGGGCAATTCACCGGCAAGCGGCGTTCCGCCGTCTGCCTCCTGGTCGAAACGCGATGCTTTGGAGAAGCACCGCCAGTTTCCAGGTTGAGCTGTCAGCATGTCCTCCACGAGCCACAAGGGTACACGGTCACTTGCCTCCGAGAGATCGAGCGTTGCTTTGCGCCCGTCCAAAGAAGCAGTGATCGCCATCTGTTGGTTAATCTCTTGCGAGTAGAAACCGACAGACTTGCCGAGGAGGTCGCTAGTCTCCAAAGCAAGCATCAGAGGCCTAGCCAGCGACTGCTGCAAGAACTGCATAGTCACCGGCTCGATAGCGATGATGCGGGGTCCCTTGAGGGTTTTAGGAACAGTTATGACCCGGACGGGCCTTTCCTGCTCCGGGCTGACTTCGAGAGAGTCTTGGGCGCCCTCCACGTAACCGACAAGCTCAGAAGCACACGAAGTGCCGTAAGAGTCAATCGGAAAGTAAGGAGAAAAGCGCTTATGCCACGAACGATGCGCATACTTGAGGTTTCCCTTAATGC